TCAGGGCGTATTTTCTCGGCAAACTTCGGCCATCTCCTACGAGCCTCTCTAAGAGTTAGAGGATAAAAATGAAGCACGGCCTCTGCTTTTTGTATATCTTTGCAATTAACAGGATAAAAACCAAAATAAAAAGGGTCTATTACCTCAACCTCTACCTCGCCTAAGCCAAATTCAAGGTCGGGATTAAAAATTACCTTTTCAATGCAACAGCCATAAGTCTCTCCATTTATTACAGATTTTTCCAAAACGCTCTGTTGTTCTTGGTCAATCCACCAAAACTCAGCCGTTCTTAATAATTTCTCGTATATATCATCCTGCCCTTCTGGAGGTTCACCAACACGCCTTACATTAAAGGTAGGATTATTGTCTGTTAATAAATTGACTGTGCGTTGTCTGTGTGCATGGATTAAATTTACTGAAACAAGAGGGATTGTTGAGGATTTTCTTTTCCAGTGTTTATTTTTAGTTAACTCATAATTTCTTTTCCACTTGGATGGTAATCCAAGATTTTCTTTATCTTTAAGAATTTCATAAAGAATTTCAAAGACTTTACGCCCTACATCAGGATGCCCTTCAGGTGGTAACAATTCAGTTGTCAGCTTTTCTTTGGTTTCTACTGTTTCTTTCCTTTCTTCTTCTGACATTTTTTACCTTTCTTTTTCTTTTCCCATGACTTCCTTGCTTTAAGAAGAGAATGAGTGCTCATGTGTCCTCCAAGAGCAAAACGAGAGGAAAATTCCTTTCCGCATACAGGACATTTATACATCTTAACTTCTGTTACTTCTTTCTCTTGAGTTGTTTCCTTTTTATCTGTTTCTGTTACTTTTTTCTCTTCTACCTTTGCCTCTTCCTTTTTTTCTACCTTAATATATCCTTCTGGCGTTAAAACTTTATCAGGATGCAGGAAGGGAATTTTACGACAATAAGGGCATAAAAGAGGGTTGTCCTTACTTCCATAAACACTGCTGGGATGAAATGGAGGTGGAAACCCATGAGCAGGGTCTTTACTAAGAAACATACTGCCCTTTAAAGGCAGTCTTAAATCTTCGGGATTAAATAGACCTATAGTTTGACGACAAATTTCGCAAATAAGCTTCACTTAGCTCCTTTGCGTTTGCCTATTTTAAGTATAAAAAACTTCAAACAAAAAGTCAAGATTTAATGGTGCTTTCCCTTCTTTCTATTTCTTCTTCCTCCTCTAATGCCTCTTGAAAGGGGTCTTTTTCCTCTATTTCAACTTCCTTTGTAGTAGGAGTAACTAAAGTTTGCAGTGGTAGGTTTGCCGAATTTCTGCCAAGTGCATAACCAATTAAAAGAAATACAAGGGCTATAAAAAGAGATAGTCCTATTAAAATACCTATATCAAACAGCTCAAACTTTACCATTCCTATTTCACCTCCTTTTATTTTAATGGCAAGGGCATACTGAAATAAGCCTACCATCAGGCAGACAGGCAAACGCATACATTTTTTATTTTCAGCATACCCTTACCTTTGCCTCTATCTTTCTCTTATTGTTCTAACCAAATCTGGAGCGTATTCTTCTTCCTCATTATCAAAAAACCACTCATCAATCCCTAAATCTTTTATAGCTAACCTTTGCTCTACAGTAGCATACCCTTCATAGTCATCTTCTCTTTCATGCCCTTTCTCTAACATCTCTATCCTTCTGTCATGATAAGACTTCTCTTCTTCTGGTGTTACCATCGCAATGGGGTGTGCCATACAAATAAGACACGCTGCATCGTAGCAGTGGTCTTCCTGTCCACCTTCTATATCTTCAGGGTCATCCTCGCTTACACACAACGCTGGAATAGTTCTGATAAAGTGCCTACAATTTTCATAAACCAATAACATCGGCGGTGCATCATCCAATATCCTTAACCTTTCTCTAAACTGTCTAATTTTAAGCTTTCTATTAGGGTCTCCAGCAGTAAGATAAATTCCATGCTCAGCAAAAATTTCAGCAGTAGAAGGCCCTTGGCCTCCACCTTTATAATCTGGCTTTTTATTAAAGCAATCAGGCCCTGCTAACCGAATTATCTCTCGCCCCCAAATACCCATCTTCTTTTCACGCTCAATAACCCCCTGTGCTATTTCAGAGTCTGTTAATCTTAATCCTGTATTTGGTGCTTCTCCACATCCATACCATTCCGCAAAAAGATATATTCTTCCATCTCCATCAACCCACCACCACTGCCACGCAAAAGGAGCGCCAAAGCCCCAGTCAAAAGTTGAATATAAAGGAGCACCCCTAGGAATAGGCAGTGGCTTAATGACATGGTGTTCATAGCTAAAATTAAAAGCCTGCCCTACAAAAACATCCCAATCCCCTTCTAACCAAGCTCTCCTAAGTGCTGGGTCTTTAATGGCTCTTAAACGATTAACATACTTAGGGTCTTTCTCACAAAGAATTTTATTATCCTCTAACTTAGAAAAAATAAAGACTTTGCTCTCACCATCCTTATCATAAGTAACCTTCCCGTAAGGAGCTGCTTCCACAAACATCATCTTAATAATATTTGAACCAGGCCCACCAGGGTTGCCAGTAAGAAACATATGACAGGGCACACCGTGAGGCGACCTTAAACACGCCTTTAACTTGTCAATCATTTGATAAAGAAAAGGAAAGTTTTGAGCCTCATCAATAGATATTTCTGTGTATTGCTGCCCTTGAAAGCTATCCACCATCTCCAAGTGAGTTACCGCTGTCATTGTAACCAAAGCCCCATTACGAAACCTAATAAAATTGGTTTGATGGTCTCCACCCGTTCTTTCAGCAGGCAATCCCTGACTAATTAACTCATCAATCCTTCTTCTTAACTCACCAAAATCCTTGAACTTCCTTCTTATAATTAACCCATTCCATGCCTTACCATACCTCTGAGCACCTAATAAATGCCTTCCTAATAAACAATCAGATTTGCCACCACCCCTAGTTCCACCAAAAAAAATTAAATCACACGGACAGGTAGCAGCAGCAGTCTGAGGACCCGGTTGAGGTCTCCAAAAAACCTTCATTGTTACCTCCTAGCTTTTACAATAGGAGTTACAAACCCGCACTTCATACATTTAAAAAACTCAACAGGCAATAACTCTTTCATTCCTGTTCTAGATAAAACAGCAGGCACTTCCTTTAAATAATAAACCGTTGTAAATTCTTCTCCTTTACATTTAGGGCATTGAAAGTTTTCAAGCTGATTTAAATTAACATGAGCCTGTTTGGGATGATTATTCATGTAAGCCTCCTTGTTTAAAATAAAAAAATTTTGTGGGGGTGGGAACTTTAGATACTATATAACGCCTCCGTCCCATTTTTTTCTGGGTGCGCAGCAGGCTTTTTATCTCACTGATTTTAATAAAGCAGGGATAAAGCAGGACTGGTAGTGTCTCGTCATAACAATATCTTAAGTATTTCAGCGCATCAAAAAGGCGGGAAATGCAGAGCTGATGCAGGTTTTCAGGAATTTTATGCTGAATTTGAAAGGGTTTGTAAATTTGACATAATGGAACATTATCCGACATAGGCCATTTTCCTTGGTTTTTCCGCCTATTCATTCTTGCATAGAGGTAGGAGTTTTTTTGGAGAATGGCCATCTTTTTGTGTGGATTTGTGTTTCTCACTTCTACTTTCACCACTCCTATAACTACAACTCATTTTCTCACTTTCAGTCTCTAACTTTCTCTCAGCTACATTGGAAAGGTCACTTTCACGGTCATTGTCTTGCATGGTCAACCTTCTCTTTTCTCTCTGTCTCTGAGCTTCTAAAACCTGTGCCTCCCACTCTGCTATTGATGTAGGGGTAGGTGGAGCATCTGCCATCAAGTGAATTGGCTTTTCTGGGTCACCTTTCAGGTTCAGGCTGGGTTCATATACGCCACACACTTTTAAGGATAATTCAAGTGCCTTCAACGCCGCTACATATTTTTTCTGTTTCAACGCTTCACGATATATCTTAAGTAGCTTTCTCACTGCACTTTTCTTTGTAACTTCAGCGACAGCAATTTCTGCTTCTAGCTGTTCTTTCTCTTCTTCATTCTCTTTTTTCTCACGCAGAAACCGTGAGACAGCAAATTTGCCTTTGAGGTTTTTTGGCCACTCGTCCACTGACATCCTATATAATATATATATTAAAATATCTAATATGCAAGGGATACTAAAAAAATAGCTTCATATTTCAATTCTAAGCAAAGTTTCAAGACAAAGACATATAAAGTATTGCGTTGCAGTTTTAATCAAGCTTACAAGTTAAATATGTGCGAGTTTTGTTAAAAAGTTTAGGTAGTGTGGGTTTCAAGGAAATTAAAAAGAGGCTTGACAACAAAATTTAGTTTTGGTAAGATTAGGGTATCATGGGAAGGGAAGGAGGTGATAAAATGAAAATAAAAAGAATAGCTATAGTTGAAACTTTTGAAGAGGCCGAAGATTTGGCCTCTGAGTTGACGGCTAGCGGGAATTTTATTGAAGTCTGCTACTTTAGAGCAGACGATGGCCTTTACGAAGTCTGGGTTGAAGAAAAGTAAACCCAGGCTTCTTTTTTATTTTGGAGAAAGGAGGTGAGATAAAAGTGACAGGGACGGCAAAAATTGCAAAAGTAAACGGGGAAATCTGGGTCACTATTAGCTCTGATGAGACTTCTCTGAAAAAACTTGAAAAAGAAGCTAAGTCACATGGTTTTAAAGCTGAGCTTGATTTGAGTTGGTCTCCTACTCTATTTTTGAAGCAGAATAAAATTAATGTTGATATACTCAAAAAAGCATTAGAAGCTAAAGGGCTTGAAGTTACTATTTTATAGGAGGTAATTCACCCGCCGTGCCCACCGTGGCAGGTAAAAATAACGGTGGAATAAAATAAATTCCTTCCCAAGCCAGCGCCATTTAGCAAGGGGAGGGGAAAGGAGGAAAAAATGTTAGATAAAGAAACAAAAAAAGCACTTTTTAGGATGCTTCATAGAATTCCATTGCATTGGGCAGAATTTGAAAAGGCAGTGAAAGCCAAAACCAAAAAACTTGGTCTTCAATACGAACGGTCTACTATACATTGCACGGCAGACCGTCAATCTTTTGGCATTCGTCTAGAAGATGCTGAAGGAGCTCTAGCAGATTTTTATTATCGTCATACTAAAGTGGCATGGCGAGAGGGGAAACTCATTACTATTCAAATTGATAAGTTTTCCCCAAAGGACGGCATCCCATTTTGGGTTATCTTTCATAGAGAACAATAAAATAATCCTTCCCAAGCCAGCGCCATTTAGCAAGGGGAGGGGAAAGGAGGAAAAAATGTTAGATAAGCAAATTTTAAAAAGGTTTGGTGTTGAGGGGAACGATGTTATTATTAAAAGGGGGTCCGTTGCAAATTTATTGCAGCAAGCCCCTTTTTTTATGCCTTATCACTATCGGCATACTTGGAGTGGCGGAGAAGCAATAGAGGAAGAAGCAGACATTATTTTTATGTTTAAAAATGGAAAAACTTCATTTCTAGAAAGAAACGAAGAATGGACAACGGGAGACGGACGGGAAATGAAAGGCGATGAAGGACAAGACTTAAGAGATTGCATAAGTGAAAATGTTGTTGCTGTGCTGTTTCACAAACAAGGGAATGAACAAGGCAAAGAATGGGAAGAAGTTCCTGAACTTTGGATAATAAATAATGAAAATTTAAATATTCAAAAAATAAGAAGACGGATTGAGGATTTTCTAAGGAAAACCGATAAGCTTACAATCTTGAAAACTGCTATAGCTTTAAACGTGAAGCTAGACTAACGGCAACGCACCGCCTCATAGGCACTGCAAGGCCGAGTTTCAGCAGGTTCAATGCCTGTTGGCTCGGCCTTTTTTATTTTGAAGGAAGGAGGTGATATAAATGGGATTAAGAAGAAGGGTTGCTACCAAAGCCTCGTATAAAGAGGCCTTGGATTTGGCCGCTGAACTCATGGCAAGCGGCCATTATGCAGATGTTTGGGTTTTTAAAAGTGGCAAGGTTTTTGAAGTCTGGGTTGAAGATATAGAAGAAGAATAACCCAGACTTTTTTATTTTATAGAAAGGAGGTGATAAAATGAAGTCCGTGCGGATTTCTAAGTATGATAATTCCCAATGTAATGGCCAATTTGTCTTCTTCTCACCTGATTTTAAAGAAATGCCTGTCAA